CTATTGTTTCTATAGTCCCAGTTGCCTATTGTAATATCTGTATCAACGATTACTTCTTCTTGTATTTCTAACTTTGAAGGATTACCTGATCCGCCTACTGATAACTTAACAGCGTTGCTATCTGTATCTATGAATAGATACGAACTATCTATACCTAAATAGTTGTCTTTAGATTTGTTATATATAAACTCACCTGCATCTACTCCGGACTCAAACTGAACATTACCATTTGTACCTAATGTAATATTACCACTATGTGAAGTTGTAAGTACTGCCGTTGATGCTCTTGCATTTGTGAAGTATAAGTTTGAACTTCCTTCACTTAAATCGTCTGTTGTATTGTTTGATAAGTTATCTTCTACTGCCGCTATTGTAAGTGTATTTGCGGCATCGTCATATGTTAATGTAATATTACTTCCTGCTTGTAATAATGCATTTACTCTATCATCTACTCTTTCGTTTGTGTGATATAGATTAGTTGAACCTTCAGGTAAGTCATCTGTATTGACCTGGTTTGTTCCCGTACCGAAGTCAATCTTTGTAGCATCAACACTATCGTTAGCCAACTGTGCTGTTGCGATTGATCCGTCTGCTGAAACTCCTGGTATAATAATGCTCATATCTAATGGTCCGTATCGTCTTTGTTATTTGTTATGATGCTTTTGTTGTTATCCCAGTAAACGTTAGCATCGTACTCTCTCATATTTAGTGTCACTGTATTATCTTCATTTAGGATCGTTTGCATGATACGATATATCTTGTTTGTTTGTCCAAATGTTGAGTTTGTAAACTTAACTAAGTCAAAGACACCTAAGTCTAGTTTGCTTGGATCAACTGTAACTTCTAACAGTCCGCTTTGTCTTGATTGATTAAGTTCTTCATTTAATATTCTATTCACTCTATCTTTATCTGCTACTGCTTCAAGTATTATGTCTTTTGATAATGTACTACCGTCTGCTGTTTGTAAAGTAGAGTTTTCTAATATTGCGATATCATCTTGGTAGTTTAATGTGCCTGCACGATTTGGAAACGTGCATCTAAGTCTGTTTGCTAGAGTTTTCTTATTTGATTGTTGAAATGTAATATTACCAACTATACTATCATCGTCTAATACTGTTAAGTTAGATGTGCTTTCTGGTTTATCAACGATAAGTTTATATTTGTCGCCAGTCAATATACCAGCACGTGCTGTTTGTAATAAATCTTCTAAGTTATCTAATAATGATACATCAGGATCTAATACTGCGTCTGTTTCATATCTTGTTTGATTACCTTGACTAGCATCGGTATTTTTTTGTACGCTTTCGTCACAATAATCCATAACTGTTTTAAATGAACTGGAACTAGCATCTGCATCAATCAATGATTTTGGTATCCCTTTTCCATAGTGAGGATTAATAAGAAAATCATATATGCATCGTGCAGGATTGGCAGAATATGATAGGCTTGCATCGTGTTCTGCATTTAGAGCCGGCACTTTTTTACCTTTAATAACATATGTTATAGTTGGAACACCTGAACCAAACTTATCTTGGTTCCATTTTAATACGGTGTAAGCATATGATATCTCTTTACCTACTGCACCACTAGGCCAGTTGCTTGAAATACTTTGTCCTAATAAAGTTCCTGATATTCTTGTTGTTTGTGATCCGTCAAAGAACTTTGTTGCGGCGTGTGATGAATAATCTGTTGATCCTGCTGAGTAATCTATAGTTGCACCGTTATCGCTTGATGTTGCAACTAATGTATCGTTAAAATAAATCTCTTGTAGTCCTTCGATAGGCCCTTCAGCGATTGTTTCTACCATATGAAAGTAAGCATTCTTTGTATCACCATCAGTTCCTGATGCTTCGATAAAAACTCTTGCACCTGCTACTCTACGCTCACCATATACAACTGGTATAGATGCATTTGTACCTTGTTTAGTAACTAATACTCCTGATATACCTCTTGCGGCTTGTTGCTGTTTTTTCTTTGCTTTCTTTATAGATTTTGCAATCATAAAGCCAAATACAACAGCGGCAAATGCCGTGATTGGATTTAAGGATAATACACTGGTAACTACCTTACTGAATAAACTGGCTAAAAACTTTAACGGCATTATTCTCTACCCCACTTAACATCTTTATTCACTTCTGCGGCTTTTTCAAAGAATGTATCACCTGTGTGAAGTGCTTGTTGTTCACTATCGTTTGTGTGTCGACCATTTGTACTTTCGAAGTCAGACCAGTGCGAACTGGCTTTCACTTGAATGGTTGCACTACCTTTTGCAAAATCTTCTTGCACTGTAGGTTGATCCAAACGACCATCGAATACAATAACTGGTGTTCCTATGATTGTATAGTTATTATCTATAACTGCTTTACGAACTATTATTTGTCTATCTATATAATCATTATCTAAAAAGAGTTTAACTGAAGAAGTATCTAATGCTGATATTGTAACGTTTATTTCTTCGATCCTTACATTGTTTTCTTCTTGTATTTCACTTATTGATAAGGCACCTTTAGCAGATTGATATGTATTACTATTGAATGTTAAATCTACTGGTGCGTCGGTAACATATTCATTACTACCTACTCCAAAATCTACAAGATTTACGATATTGAAACTTCTAGTTGCTAGTTCTGTTGCTGTTGCTGACGCTACGCCTCTTGCCATTAGATTGCTTCCCTAAACTTAAATGACATTCTGTAAAAGCCTGCGGCATCTACTGTGTAATCTAAAACATCATCTACTAAGAATACTTTTACTAAGAAGTATTTACCTCTTGTTGCATCAAGCGATCCGTCTTGGTTTTGACCAGACAGTTTTTTACTATTTGATAAAATACTATGACCTGAGTAGTTATCTATCAACGGTGGTTCAATCGAATATGCCATTCTACCATATTCATCTGCGGCGTTTGAGTTGCCCATAACCTGATATATCTTATCGTTTTTAGTTGTGACGAAGTAGTTTCCTTTTGGGACTCCACCTCCACCTGGGATATGTCCGCCTACTACTATCTGTCTATCACCTTTTGAACCTGAGTGAATATATTGTCTATAGTTCCACATATTTGCTTGGTCAGTTTGTGTTAACTTTTCTGTAACGTATCCTTCCCAGTGGTCAATCGCAACATTTGGGATGTATAAGTTTAGTGATTGTGATGCACCTCTATATTCTTCGAATGCTCTAATAAATCTTTGTCCTATATCACTTTCCATAGGAGCGTATTCGAACTCAAACTGTAATCTGTGTGCACCTGTGCCTACTGTTGTTGTTTTTAAACTTCTTGTTTCAGTTGTTAGTACTGGTCTTTCGTGTGTAACACGAACAACTGCTGGATCTACTGCATTTACATCTGAACCGTTTGGCCATGCTCTGTTTGTAAATCCACTATCTTCTATAGATATCAGTCCTACTGTAGGATCTACTTTAAAGCCGTGATTTGTGTCACCAAATGGACCTGTTGCGAATGCTGTTGTGCAGTCACTTTGTACTAATCCTGATCCTGGATCAAACTCACTGTCTGTTGCTGTAATATCTACTGTTGCTTTGTTTCCTACACCGTTATCTGCTGAACTATTTGTTCTATACAGTACTCTTGGTCGTATTTTTGAGTTTGGTAATGCTCCAACCTGGAAAGATAACTCCATATAGTCATTATTTGTTGGATGATAACCAAAACCACCAGAACAACTAGTTCCGTCACCGTCATTTCGTGCTACAGGTGTGATTGCTGTAACTTTTCCGCCTGCAATCGTCACTGAAAACTTACCTGTACTCAAATCGAAGTATTTTGTTGATGTTTCTATGTTATCTGCGCCACTATATGCTGTATTATATGAAAAATCATTACCATTTACATTTAAATCATCGTGATACATGTCAAACTCATATATTGTAAGCAGTTGTGGGTTCAAAGTGTTGCCTGATGTTGAACTAGATACATCATCGTGTGTCGATGATGCTGGATCAGTTATAGCAGTCACCTGTTTTGATCCATTTGTTGTCAAAGTTAGACCAAAATCGTCACCTGAAGGTGAAGTTCCTTGAATAGATGTATATGCATTTGATGTATCGTTCTGTATATAACCTCTTTTGTCTAATCCTAAGAACGGTGGATTTTGAAACTCTTTACTGTCGATAGTATATGCTTTGCTTGGTAATAAAATAATGCTTGTATCTGCAAAAACTTGTTCTGCTGTTCTAATACCTGATGTTGGTGCTCCTGTTGCCTTATATGCTATAAAATACATTCCATCAAAACTCCAGAAGCCTGGATCTGCCCAGTTTGATCCATTAGATATTCCTGGATCTAATGATTTAGGATTTGCGTATCCATATCCTGTTCCGTTCATCGTATTTGTTGTATTATTCCAATCGTAATACATAATATTATCCCATGCTTCAATAATCTTATCTGCCATTTGTGCGGCTGTATATCCGTTTGGATTTCTTTGACTATCAAGTGGGTTATCTGCTTGTGATTGGTGATTATCTGCCGCTAGTTGTATTGCGGCTACTAATGCCTGTCTTGATACTACGAATGGATATTTACGAAGTATTGCTTCACTATCTCCGTTTGCTCTATCACTCGCTTGAAATGTTTGTGTATAATGTATTAAGTTATATCCCATGTTTTGCTCCTTATCCTAATGGTCCTGTCTCTGCTCTGCGTCTGTACGCATCTTGGACAACACCTGTTATTAATCGTTTGTTTTCTACAATAAACTGTGCACCAGTTTGTGTATCAATCGCATTGATATTAAACTGAACAGTCAGTGGTTCACCACCTTGCATTGTATTTAAGTTTTCGTTTGATACTACTTCACCTGCTCGTCCAGGTAAGAATAGTTCTGGTCCCCTCTCACCTACTAGTATCGGCTTTCTACCAGTGCTAACAGTTCCGCCGTTTGCGAATGCTCCGCCTAGTATTGCACCAGCACCTATTAATAGTCCTATACCTGGTAAAGCGGCTGTTCCACCTATTGCACCAAGTAATGCACTACCAACGCTAGTACCTGCTGTTGCGCCAGTTGCCTTTAATATTGCGGCTCTAACTGTTGCTTCAATAAGTGCCGCTATAATACTTCTTAGTGTATTCATTGCAATCTCTTGTAATGATTGGAAGCCATTACCTAATCCTAATAACATATCTGCCATTGCGCCAGATACGCTACTAATACTTTTATCGAATGCTTCTTCTACAGATTTTGCTAAGTCGAATACTTTTGTTTGTGTATCTTCTGTTCCTTTTGATAGTTGTTCTAGTTGAACTTTTTGTACTTCTGTAAGTTCGCCTGTTTCTTTTTTAATCTTTTTTAAATGTTCTAATAGTTTCTTTTGATTGTTTGTTAGATTGACTGTTTCTCTTGCAGACCTATCCATACGCTCTGTAAACTCTTTATAACTTTCTAATGTCTTATCATCTACTGGCATCGATATACCAAGTATTCTATATGCTTCTGCCAGTTCATCTACAGATGGTTTTAACTCTTTGAATGTTTCTAATAACCCTTCGTTTATTGCTTTGTTTCTAACATTTAAATCTACCTGTTTCGTAAGTTTTTCTATTGTCATCTCATCGTCTGGTAATGGGATGCCTAATAGTTGTCGTCTTACTTCTGCGTTTTCTTTTAATGCTTCATTGTATCCATGCATCAGTGCTTTGTTTTCTTCTGTCTGGAACTGCTCTGATGACATTTGCATCTCTAGTTGAGATACTGCGTTTAATAAGTTTTCTCTTTCTAGTTTGTTTTCTCTTAATGCAACTGCTGTCTTTTGATATATGTCGAATAACTGTGAGCCTGACTTTATCTGATGATGTATTGTATTGTTTTGGGCTGTTAGACCTTGTATTATTTGCGGTATAAGTTCTTTTTGTTCATCTGTTAAATCTACATTTCGTTTTAGTATTTCGTTAAGTTCCGCTATTGTATCACGATTACGGCTGTACTGTAATCTTAATGCGTTCTCTGAACTTAATGCACTTTCGTTTGATGATATTAAACTATCTTGCGCCTGCTTTTGTTGTTTCATAAACTCTGCGAGTTGTTTCATCGATTCCGCTTCTGCGTCTCGGATCTTTCTCATCAAGTCTAATCTTGCTTTCTCAGCCGCTATGATTGCCGCTTTTTCTTCTGCTCTTTTCTTATCTTCTTGTGCGGTTTTAAATGCTTCTAAGTTTGCTAAACTTTCTGCTTCTGCTCGTCTGAACAGTTGCATGTTAAGTTGTGCTAGTTTTTCTTTAAGTTTATCTACTTCAGTTCCACCTGCCGCTATAACTTCTAGTTCTGCTAAGTCAGGTATTTCTCTGATTGCATCGTCTAGACCATTATCTTGACCGAAGTCTATTGTTATTCTTGGGATGATTTCTGGTTGTAACTCTGATGCTTGTTTTTCTAATAATGCGATTTGATTTTGGACACGTGTTATCTCTGACATCAATGGATCTGCGTCTGGTGTCAGTGCGATAGTCATTGCTTCTGCGAATATTGTAAATGCTTGTTTGGCACTTTTAACTGCTTCTGATAGTCCTAAGAACTGACTTACTGCATTACCTAACTTAATATTTGCATCTTTGAATGCGATATCGATTTGATCCAATGTAGGTTCTAGTTTGTTGAAACTCTCGTCTAGTGCTGTTGAGTTTAACAACATATTTGCGAATACTTCCGCTGAGAGTTTTCCTGCTCTGGACATCTCTCTAAGTTTTCCTACATTGATACCGGACTCTTTAGCCATAATACTCAATGCTGGACCTAGACCTTCTACGATAGAGTTGAACTCATCACCTCTAACTGTTCCGGATGCCATCGCTTGACCGAACTGTCTAATAACACCGTTTGTTGTCATTGCGTCTGCACCTGCAACTGCTAGTGCTTTAGATAGTTTGGATGTTAATGTTTCTACCTGTGATGTTGAGAATCCTAGTTCATCTGTACTAACTTTTAGTTTTGTGAATAGTTCTACTGTCGCATCGAATGATGTTCTGTTTTCTTTTGCTAGTTTGCTTAATCTTTCAATCGTTTCATTATAATCTTGCGTACTAGTTGTAACCAATCGTAACTGGTTAACTGTGTTTTCATATGCTCTCGCACTTTCTATGATTGCACGTGTTGTTGCAACTGTGGCTACACCTAAAGCGGCTATACCGAGTTTTGCCGGCGTTATTTTACTTACCAGACCACCTAAGGCACCGGCTGCGGCGCCTGAACTCGTAGTTAATCCACCCATACGACCATTTAGGCCATTGAGTGCTTTATCTATGTCTTTTAACTGCCGGGATGCTCTGTCGTCCAGTTTTATTTTGAGTTCTATTGTGTCTGTCGTTGCCATCCGCTTTCTCCTTTAAGAATGCTAACCAATAGGTCACCAGGGTGTAGTCCATTTCGAGAACCTCCTCTATCTTATAGTTGCATTCGTGTGCAAGATAGAATAGGCTCCAGAGGTGCCTATCGGCTTTTAGTTTCCCAGTGCGTCATCCACACTCGGAGTTTTATTACCGTTGATTTCGGTAACAATCTTTAATATTGTGGCAGGATCAACTGAGTTCATAAGTTCTGCTTTCTGCATATCGTTAAAGATACGCTTACCGTCTTTATCTAATGAACGATTGATAAGCACCTGTACTAGTGCTTCTGCTGATTTGCCGTTATTCTGTAGTTCGATTACTTTTGCCTCTTGTGCAAAACTAGTACCACCTCTGTAATAGATTTTACAATCCCACTCTGGTACTTCCATTTCTTTTAGTTCGCCTACTACTGTTTCGTTAAAATGCTTTCTAGCATTATCTAAGATTTTTTTGCTCATTTTAAATATGTTCCTTTTTTTGCTCTCGTTTTTATTATATCTAACGCAGGCTTTGTCATACCGTTTTTAGCCTGTTTAGAATGACCTCTATCTAATCTTCCTATATAGATGACATCATTTCTGGTGCCCTCTTTAGTTTTTTTCCATCCTGCTTTCGCAGTGCCTCCATTAACAGGAGCCACAGGAGTAAGTTCTGGTATAACCTTGAAGATATCTGTACGCATATTTTCTACCATATCCGTAATCTTCTTCGTCAGTCCGCCCTTCTTCATACTCACTGTGGCTCTTGCTTTTATCATTTATTACGCACCGTTGTCGTTTGTTGTGCCGTTGACTTTAGTAATCGCACCTGTTCCAGTGAACGTGATTGATGCTTCTACCATACCATCTACTGAAGATGAGATAGTTCTTGAAGTAATCAATGCTGGAAAACTGTAACCGATTTCATACTGGTCATCGCCTGTAGGCCAGAAGTTGACTGTAACTTCAGTTGATCCTGGTTGTGTATCTGCGATACCACCTGGACCTGTTGATGAAGTTTTGTCATCATGGTCTCCTGGTGAAGATGGTTCATCTACTGTCCAGAAAACATCCGCTGAGCCAGACACTGACTTAAACGTAGGTTTGTTTGTTCTAAATGCAACTCCTGTCACACTCATTGATGTCGCATCAATAACTTCTTGTGTTTCTTCGATTGAGAAGGAACGTAAAGAAGCCACTGCTGTTGCACCAATGTAGATTGTGCCAGTGCTACCACTATAGATTGTGTTTGCCATTGTTGGTCTCCTATTAAAGTTTATGTGTTTCCACGAGAGTAAGTGTATTGAATACCAACTCTCATTGTTTGACTTACCGTCGGGTAAGAAGATACTTCTATCTCACCCACTTCTAATACTTCAGTTATTTGAGCCTTACTGTCTCGCTTTCTATCTGCTTCTAGTTTTTCTTCGATTGCTTCTACGATTTCGGAAAGTTGTTCCTCAGTCTTTTCAGTTTTGGATTTACCTTCTAAGTGAACTGTGATTGCTAGTTCTAGTGTGGATAGTCTCCACTCCATTGCTATGTCTTCTTTAGTTTCACTATCAACATTAACCTGAACGAACGGATATGCTGTTCTGGCTAATCTTGCGAAGTCGCTTGGCTTCTCGCTTACTTTACCGATACGAGGTGATGTTATAGTTTTTAACTTTGCTATTACATCATTGACTATATCTTTTCTAACACTGGCCATTATCTATACAGCCTGTTATCTTTGATATAATCTATTTCCGAAGTCTCGTAAGTACCTGATCCGTCATCATCATATGAGATCCCTGCAGATAGTACTGCGTGAAACTCTTCCTGATAACGTTCTTTATAAAATACCATTTGTCTTTGGAATGTATCGTCTTCACTAAAGTTAGATAGTCGAGGCAGTATATAATATGCTAATGCATGATAGACTGTTGTACGCTTATGTTCAGATGCTTTTAACTTTGTTGCACTAAAGTCGTTTGGATCGTGATCCATCATCCACCAATCGCTTTTAATACGCCTTTGCACGTCCGCTGTTGAACGTGTAAGTTCATCGTTAAAACTATCGACACCATGGTCGAAGATATCTGGTATAATCGCTACCAAGTCTTCGTCTGTTGCATATGCACTCATTGTACTCTCCTAACTTTCTATATTATGGTTATTACGATGCGTCTTTGATTAATACGCCACGTGAAGCATCGATTGTTGCCACTGCCGCATGTAAACTAGAAACAACATCTACACCAACTGCCGCCGCTCTACGCTGAACTTCTAAGTCAACGTTTTTCTGCATTGCGATACGGAAAGCGTCTTGTCCGAAGATTGACATTTTCGCACCTGTCACACCAACGTTTGTTGCGTTGTGATGTGCTGAAACGAAGCATAAAACTCCTGCAATATTCGACATAAACCCGTTTCTCAATCCTTCAGTTTGGAAGTCACCACCTGCATATGCAGTTGAGCCAACGTTAGACATAAGAGCCGCATATGAGTCCGCTCCTACGATTCCGTAAAGTTGTCCCATCTCGCCTGCCGCACGGATTGTTCCGACTGCTGAGAAGATTTCGTCTAAGTCTAAATCACCTGATGTGATTTCTTGACCTGTTAGACCGCCTAGTGCTGTCATTACATCAAGGTCGAACTTTTTAGCAACTGCTTGACCAAGGACACGACCAATCTCTGTTGGATCGATGGCCCCTAAATCTCTCACAACACTTCGTGCCGCGTAAAGATTACATGTTGTTGCGTTCTTTGTTGATGTTGGTAGTTCTGTTTCGATATCTGCGTTAGTTGCCGATGAGATTTTATCTGCATCTACTGTACCTAACTCAGGGAAGTGTGCTACACCGTTTGGTGCATTCACTACTGGGATTAATGAGCCTCCAAGAAATAAACTTTGCTCCTGGGCCGCATAAATCGTAGCCGCTTTAACCGGAAGTACTAAAGCATCCGTGTTAAGTGCTGATACATAGTTTTCATTAGCCATTGCTGGTCTCCTTTTATATTACTATATCTTACCGTCCGCTTTCCACTGTCTGTAGATTTCACGGTCGGCTGGTTTTGTTAAATCAAGTGAACTTAAATCTTGTTTTGCTGTCTTTGATGCTACATTACCTGTTGCACCATTTGACGCTACTCCGCTTGGTCCAGAGCGAATGAAGTGTGGATTGTTATCCAAGAACTCATTCACTAGTGATTCCAATGATTTAGGTTCCGCTGTTTCAGGATCGTATATGACGCTTTTGTTAGCATCGAATACGACTGGACGACCTGTCTCATCTAACCCTACTTTGTCTTTAAGAAGCATTGCCACCTGTTCTGGTGATACTGCGTTTCTTTTTGATGCTACATCTAATAATGTACCATCGACTTTAAGTCCTGTCAGTTGAGTACGAAGTGTGTTGATTTCTTCACTATATTTTTCTTTCTGTTGAGAAAGGATAGTGTCGAACTCCTCACGTTTCTTCATCGCCTCTATTTCACGTTCTTCTTCCGCAGTCTTTAATGCTTTATATTCGTTCATATCAATATCGGAGAAACGTCTTTTATATTTCTCTAATCTTGCTTGTACGATTTTATCAACATCTTTCTGTGAAAAGATACGCTCTTCCTGGTTTTGATTTTCTTCCGATGTAGTATTAATGTCAGTACCAGTATCTGCTACATTTACATCACCCGAAGTTGCACTCTGTTCGGTCATAGTTATAATCTCCTTTATGTTCCTTTTTAGTATTTATCTTACTCTAAATCACCATTATCTTCGTTGGTAATGATGTCTTCTTCTTTTACTTTTTTCTTGTCTTTTTTCGCAGACTTCTCGTAAGAACCTCTGTCCCATACGATTGTTGTCCACTCGCCGTACGCTGATACATACTTCTCATCTACGACTGGATTACCTTGTGCGTCTAGTTCTAATACTAACTTAGCAACATAGGTATCACCGTTGTATATCTTTGCTGGTGTCTTAGTCATTATTTTTTTCTCCCTTTTGTCATCTTACGCTTTGATCCATAAGATCCATAAGATGATTTGGTTGATTTTTTCTTATCTTTCTTTTTACCTTTTGTGTGATATGGCATTAGTTGTTCTCCAATAGTTTGGCTTTCGCTTCATCTAAATCTGCTTGTGTTAGTTCTGGATGAAGTTCTAGCATTTGTTTATCAGTCATTCCTTCCATTATCATTGCTTCGATATGTGGTTGTTTTGTTTCTGCTGTCACTGGATCGTGTTGCAGTGTGCCACCATCTATCTCTGCCATGATATCGTCAAGTTTATCGCCGTTCTCTACGACTATTCTTGCGATTTGTTTATGGATCTCTTTTCTAAATGTATCGCTTTCTACACCTATTTGTAATGCTTGATTTAATAGTGATAGGTCAGCGTGTTCATCTCGTAAGTCGAATGTCTTTTTGTATATTACATTGAAGTCTGGATCCATTTGCAAGTTGCTCCACTTATAGAACAGTTTCCACATATTGTATTCTGCTTGTTCTAGTTTTGCACTCTTGTCTGCTAGTCTTGTGTTTAGCATTTCGAACTCTGTTGATAATGCTATACCGGACTTAATACTCATACCTCTTGCCGCCATGATTGCACCTAAGTGTGTCATTCTTAAGAACGCTTGTATATGCTGTTCTATCATTGATACGATGCTATCGATGTTGGTTCCGTTTGGTTCTATGAGATAAGGGCGAAGATTTGGATCCATTGTATTATCTAAGTTGATAACTGCTCCGGCTCCTGCTGTTGCATTTACATCGCCTGTTTTTACAAGTGTAGGATGATTTGATATTCTAATACCTTGTTCTGCTTCTGATAGTAAGTTGAATAACGCTTGTTGTATCTTTGCTACATCGGCTATATCACTCATACCTATACCTTTGTATTGTGATGGGTTTGCTTTGAGTTGTACGAACGGAACTTCACCAATCGCATTCTGTTGTAGTTCTGTCATTGTAACAGTTTTTTCTTCACCGTTCTCATCATATAGTACTACGAATGTTCTTATTTCTTCTGGTGTCCATTCTATGTATCTTGTTTCTCTAACTGATACGAACTCTTTTGTTTTTACATATACTAGTTTGTCCGCACCGTTTGGCTGTTTAATGTATTCCCAATCGCATACATTTTCAGGTGTAAAGATTTTTGCGTACGGTCTAATATCGTTTTCTATTTCTTGTTCTAGTGTAATGACTCCATCTTGGAAGCCTTTAGTGACTAAGATCCATACCTGACCATATACCATAGCCATGTTGTTTGCTTCTTTCATAAAGTCATCTAAATCTTGTCCTTCAAAATCTACATCGTATAGGAACCGTTCTACTAATGGATTACCTTGTAGGTATCCGAACGTTCTTACGGGAAGACTTCTGAATAAGAAACTTCTATATGTATCTACTGTAAGTTTTGTTAAGTTATCTAACGCTGTATATTCAAGTCGGCTTGCGTACTGATTACCCGGTGCATCGTGTTCAAATAGATACTCTCGAAGCATCCTTAAACTATTATGACGGTAATCCTCACCGCCTTTATAACTTGCCGAGTAATAGTTCCAAGTACTTAAATAATGCTCGTAAAGAGGATGTTTATAATCTAAGTTCATTGTTAATATACTCCAAATGTTTGAATGTTAATATCGGGGTTCACGTCCCGGGTAATAGGAAACAGATATTCTACTGCGTAAGTTGCCGCATCGAACATATGATCCCACTCGCCACGGTCTGGTATTTGCGTACCAGACTTATAGATATAACGTTCTAAACTCTTTATTAAGTATTTACACTTAGGATCTACGAAGTATCGTATAAGTCCGTCTGAGTTCTTTAACAATGAGTTCATTGCGTTTATCCTATCTCTAACTGCAGGCTGTTTGTTTCTATACATTACTCTGAAGCCTGCGTTCTGTAATATAGAGATATCTGTTTTTCCACCAGCACTAGTTTTACGAGCCTGCCCGCTTGGGTCAGGAAACATTAATATAGATTTATCTGGATATCTATTTTTTATTTCTTGTGCTAGTTCTTCTGTGTGTGATCCTGTAAGTACTATTTCGTCTATAGCATGTAAGCCGTTTGGTGTGCGAACATATACTACTGCACATAAGGGTTCAACATTGAAATCGCATCCTATGATAAGTTGTTTCGCTGGGTGCGGCTTCCAGACCTTAATGTTATCATCTGAGAAGTTATATGCTATCCTTCCACTGAATGTTTCGAAGGATGCTTCATACTCTTGTCTCCACGTTTTAAGGTCCAGATCCCTTTTCGCGGCAAGTATTTCTTCTTCAGGAACATTTCCACTCTCGATGGTACGGTACTGGAAACTCGCCCAGTCAGGATCAGACCCTCTACCGAGGTCATATAGATCCTTAAACCAGTTTCCTATCCCTTTCGGGGTTCCACAGAATAATGCGTGTCCTGGAGGCTTTTGTGCTGATAGTGCCGGTCTTATTATTTCTTGCCATAATGCACTATTAAGGTCTGATGTCTCATCCATACAGATAAAATCGAACCCTTGACCACGCAGTCTTTCTCCTGCATCGCCGCTTCTTAACATTATTTTACTACCGTTTATCAGTGTTATCTCCAGTCTGCTTTCATTCGTTTCACTTATCCATCCTATCTTACTCAGTCTTTCTTTCAAGTCAGCCCAGATAATATCTCTGGCTTGTTGATAGGTTGGACATATATACAATACCTTCTTATCTGGGTGTCTGGCGAACCTTGCTAGTTCTCGTATAGCAAGATAGGTTTTACCTAATCTTCTGCCCGCTACGAGCACCCTAAATCTTTTATCGCAGTCTGCCACTTCTTGTTGTGGTTTATTCAGTGGCATCGTCACTCCACGGTAGGATCTTATTCATATCTTCATTTATAGGACTTTCTTTTTGTCCTAAAATATTTTTACCCAACCATATCTGCATCACCGTGTTCCCTTCTAATGCATTCTTTAGTTGTGCCCTACGAAGTGCCTGCTTTGTCTCGCTACGCCCTTTTGCTATTAAATCGCTAAAGTTGTACTTTAGTGTGTTTGTATCGATGCCGAACCATTCTGCTATTTCTTGGTTTGTGCACCAGAGTTTTGCGAGTTTTTCTACTTCTTCTGGAACTACTACTTTCTTATCTCTGCCTACTACGATACCTTTTTTAGTGACAGTTCCACTCTTATCTTTTTTACTGCCCCTCATCGTAATACTCCTTGTCATTCCATAGCGTTCCGTCTATGTGTCTTGCTACTGCTCCTGTCTTTTCTTGCCATCTTTTTATGATAGCATCTACATATTTTGGTTCATATTCTATTGCTCTACCAGTTCTGCCTGTTTTCTCACACGCCATCAGTGTTGATCCTGATCCTGAGAAGCCGTCATATACGATTTGCCCAGGTTGTGTAGAGTTCATTATATGATACCCTATAAGTTTTACTGGCTTTACTGTAGGATGAATATCTACTGTTTTAGCATCTTCTCTACCGAAAGTAAAGACATTTGTGTGTATTGACTTTACTATTTTTAATAGTTGGTCTCTTGACATCTTGTCGTACTCATCTAAGTCATTTACATTCGGGTTCATATTCTTCCCGTACCAGTTGTGTTCTGCTCCTTTGCGCCATCCATATAATACTGGTTCATAGAACTTTGCGTAATCTGCCATCCAGTTAGATGCGTTCTTTTTCTTCCATATTAAGGTGTCACTTATATGTACGCCGTGTTTGTTTAGCATGTCTCTAAACTGTTGCGTAAATCTTATATCGTGACTCCAATATATAGATGCGCCTTGTCTCCAATATGGTAAGATTGCTTCCATATGACCATTCAACAGTTCGTCTAGTTGTTCTGGTGTTAAGTCGTCATTCTTAATCGCTCTATGTCTATCTCTGAGTGTATTTTCTCTTGTGTTATAGTTTATGTTATTTGCTGTAACATAAGATATTCCATAAGGCGGATCTTCCCATATTAAATCTACTTTCTCGTCTCCTAATAGTAACTTTAAGTGTTCTGCGTTTGTACTATCTCCACATACTAACTTATGTTCTCCTAATGTATATAGGTCTCCACGCTTTGCTTTGACCTGTTGTGTTTCTGCGTACTTCTCTACTGGATCTTCATCTTCTCTGAATAATCTTTCAAGTTCGTTCTCAGTATAACCTGTGTCATACGCTAAATCTTGTATCGTACTGTCTGTTATCAAGTCTTCTAACTCTTGGAACAATGCTTGTTCGTCCCAGTCTGCGTTCTCGTTGGATCTATTATCCATAATACGATACGCCTGTGCTTGTTTATCAGTCAGTTCGTTTGCTACTAATACTGGTACTTTCTGTAGTCCCAGTGTTTTTGCCGCTCTGTATCTAGTGTGTCCAACGATGATTACTCTATCGTTATCTACTACTATCGGCTGTTGGAACCCATATTGTTCTATAGAGTTCGCCACCACTTTTACTGCCTTATCGTTTTTACGCGGATTGCGTTCATAAGGTTGAAGACTGGTTATCTCCATTTGTTCTATCTGCATGTATATCTCCCTTTTATGCCCTCTGGTCTGAGGTTATAACATATTTGCTATCATTGATGCTACCTGTGTCGATATTAAGACTCCAAGTACCCACCATATTCTGTTATCAATCTTATCTACTTTTCTTTCTATTCTGTCTATATCTTGTTTCATATGCTTAAGATGGTTATCCCGGATAGTTTGGATATCACGTTTTAACAGTGCTATTTCTGTGTCTGTTTCTTTCATCGTGAGCCTTTCCGTTTTTGCCTGTGTCTTTATCATTATGAACTACTAATATTTGCTGTTGGATCGTGCATCTTCTTCCAGTTGCTACCGTCATAGAACGCCATACATTTACCACCTGCATTGCCATCGCTGATATATGCTTGTGCACCTTCATCGATAATACCCATACCTGCTAATGTGTTGGCTGTTGCTGTATCTAATATTGTATTCACAAAGCCATTTGATGCTGTAAGTTTTGCTGTGCAAGTAACTGTATCTGTATTTGCATTACCTAACTGTGTATTACCATCTACTGTTAAGTTTGTATTGACTTTTAAGTTATCATCTATTGTAACGTCACCGCCACTGTTGATAATATTGTTATTATTTGTATCTAATCTATCGTCTAACTTTAAGTCACCACCGTTTGCTGATATAATGGCGTTTCCGCTATCGTGTCCGCTATCACCAATAATAAGTTTGTTTGCTATAACTTTAATAGACTCCATTGTTGCAGTTGAGTTTGATGGTGTTGTTTCTACGATAAACTCTGTGCCTCTGTTTGATCCAGACTGGACGCCAACTGTTTTACCTAAGATACGAATGTTTGCTGTGCCTGGTAAAGATGAACCATTTGCCGCGTTTCCGTTAACTACTATTATTCGTTTTGCATCACCTAGTGCCGCTGGTGAAGCCGGTGTGCCACCAAAGACTTCTGTTTCAAATCCTGGGTTTGTAAATAGATTTACTGGCTTATTACCGCCACCATCTGTGCCTGCAAACTCTTTGAATGTAATAGTTGGCCATGCTACATCACCACTGTTGATTTGGATACCTGACATTGAGTACGCTGGTGATCCTGAACTATCGAAGTCACCTATTGTTGTTATCTTGCTTGATACATTGCCTGTAACTTTGATGTTATCGTCAAAATCTACTGCTGAACCTTCATTACCAATATTACCTGTAACAGTTAAGTCATCATCAATCTTTAGTGTATCACTGGTTGTGATAGTTGTGCCGTGAATATCAATAGTTTTACTAACGTGAGAACTTTCTGTTGCGCCTGCTTCTTCACCATTCTCTGTTGTGCCGATCCTTAGTTTAGAACCTAACCCTGTTGCACTATGGTTCTCAGTTGCGATTGCACTAATCTCTACTGAGCCTGTTAACCATTCTGCACCAGTTTTATATCCACTGTACGGGTTAAATGATACTACGCCGAACTCATCTCCGCTATCTAAGTAATCGTCATTGTTTGATCCGTCTTTACGACCTGCTGACATAACCATCAATGCTCTTGGTGAGAAGTTAAGTCCTGAGCCTAATCCGAAGTCGTGTTGTCCTCTGTTTCTTACATGTACGCCTGCCCATCCATCTTCTTGTCCTACACCCATAATAGTTGTAGGCATATTTGATCCTGCGCCATATGGGTTGAATGCTGTTAAGATAAAGCCATCATCTACTTTGATAATATCGTTTGCTGTAAGTTGTCCTGTGACTGTGACTGCTCCACTTAAGTCTAGTGTGCTTTCACCTTCTACGGCTGAGATTGCTCTTGCTGATGTGTGATAAAGGTTTGAACTACCTTCTGCTACTGTATCTGTATTACCTTGTGTATATGATAATACACCTGTTGAACTGTTATATGATAACTGTGTGCTATCTTCTGAGATAGCCGCTCTTGCTCTTGCATCTGTAAAGTATAAGTTGCTTGAGCCTTCTGTTATTTCATCTGTGTTATCTTTTGTTTGTATTTGTGAAGCGATATACGCCTTTGTACTTTGTTGTGACGGGACTTTGGTTGCACTGTCTGAACTAAAATCGTCTTCGTCTAATATTGCGTTATTAACTCTTGCGTCTGCTCTTGCGTTTGTAAAATATAAGTTTGTGCCTTCACTTAAGTCTGATGTTGATTTATTACTTAAGTCTGATACCTGTCCTGTAACATTACCTACTAGATTACCTGTAACTGTTAGTGTTCCTGCTGTAACACCTATACTATTTTCGTCAATCTTTACTGCACCTGATAGTGGCCCTACATATAAGTCTGCTGTGTTTATATGTGTAAAGCCTGTACCGTTTGTTCTTATTTCTAAGTTTGCATTTGAACCTGTGTTATTGATTAATGTTGCTTCTAACTCTAAATCACCAACGTGTAAGTCTGGTGCTTCTAGTGTTCCACGAACTGTAGTTGATGATGTTCCTGTGGAAGGGTTCAATAATATTGTGCTATCTGTAAGTGATGTTGTTCCATTTGATGATAATAATGTTAAGTCACCGCCTGCTTCTACTGTTAAGTTGTTTGTTGAACTAACTTTAATAGTACCACTATCGTCTTCTAATACTTTCTGGTTGTTGATAAAAAGGGACCCGGGTCCTAAATATAAATCTCTAAATCTTTTTGATGATGAACCTAAGTCGTGTGTATCATCTGTAACTGGGATAAGATGACCACTTATGTTTGTTGTTCCTGCAGTTAAGTCGCCGTTAAACTTTCCTGTGAATGTAATGTCTGTTGCTGATCCACTAGTTTTACCTATTGAACTTTCTAATATCTCTACGCCTTGTGGTGTTGAAGTATTACCTACGCTTAAGTTTGTATTTACATGTACGAAGTTGCTTGAGCCAGGTGTAATAGTAATATTACCCGTACCATCGATAGTCGAGGCTCCGTCTATGTTTCCTGCTGTTAATGTTCCATTGATATTTGCTGTTGCGAAGTTGGCAACGCCTGAACCTGTATTTGTTATTGTACCGCTAACGTTTAGTGATGCTACTTCAATATTGTCTGATAATGCTAAGTCGATATTATCGCCTACTGTGGATACTACGATATCGCCTTCTGTATTTGCTGTAATGGTTCTTGCGGTTAATACATTGTTTTCTAGTGACTTAAGTACTTCTGCGCCACCGCCTGCGTTTGTAATGCTTGTTGCTAAGTCAGTTGCGTTAACTGATACATTAATCGCACCTGTGCTTGTTGTTGTAACGTTTTGATTTGTCTCTGCAATCGTAACGTTATATTTTGTTTCTGATACCGTAACGTTTGTCATTATCTTGTCACCTGTGGTGTGACTGTTGCAGTTCCTTCTAATAATCTAGTAACTGAGGAATCTGATGCTTGTGTCCATTCGATATCATATACGAAGTCGCCTGGTTCCATGAGTGCTGTATTTGTGCTTGATATTGTTGCTACTACTACACCGTTTGATCCATCTGTTATACTAAATGAGAAGGCCGCTTCTGTGCTTGAACTCTGATGTCTTTTTCTTACCTGTCCTGCAAAACTATCGCTTGATATATTGATGGCTGAGTTTGCACTATCCTTGATAGTTATCGTACGGCTGAATGTTGCACCTTGTTCTATTGTTAAATCTAATGCTCCAGACATTATAATCTCCTTAGAATAATATGCTTGCCACCCATGCGATAGGTGTGGCTATCATACCAATGAATATTAATGCTAATATACCATTGATTATTTTATATGTTAAAATCTTTGTTTTAGTAAGTTCATCTTCATACTGTAGTTTCATTTACTTCTCCTAAAATGTTATATATGTATTTATGCTGACTGTTTTTTGATTAAATACGAATGGATACCTATCTATAAGGTAGATATCCATACCCTTATTATCCTGGGTATTTTTCCATCTTGGCTTAGTCAGTTTGTTCCTTACTGGCTAAGTCATTATGCTAAGGTCTTTACAAGACCTAATAACTCAGTTCCTTATTCGCTATCGCTCATTTAGAACTTCGTTATTTGTTTTCTTTTACCTATTATATGTTTGGATAATGTCTTATATATGGAGTATATTATATCTCCTCTTTATCCACGGTTCGCCAGCAAAATGCCGGACAAACCTGCCGCCAGAAGACTTGTTTTGCTTTCGCTTAGGT